CGCTAAAATCACAACTACCAGGCGTAGCAGCCGAAGCCGCAGGGCTTGAGAAAGGAATTAACTCAAAATAGTCTCGCCCTCTCCTATCAACTTCTAGGACCACAATATTTCTCCTACTCCTTAACAATCTACCCTCAACTAAAACTGATTCGAATTCACTTCTAGCCCCTTCAATATATTCATCAAGGGCAATTCTGGCGCACTCGGCCTTACAGAGCAATCTGCCGATGGCTGAAGCTAATAGGTAGGTTCTGTCCGTCTTCTTCTTTACGCTTTCACGATAATTTGCCGATATCGGGATTGTCCCAATTGGCTCCTTTTCTAAGAGTGTAAGGTCCTCCCTGAGGCCAAGAAGATTTTGGATGTGTGCCGCCATTTTGCGTTCAAAAGTGTATTCGACCCCCCTTAACCAATTACTAATTCCCCTGTAGGTACGGTCCCTTAAGGCTCTCATTTCTCTATCATAGGAAAATGCTATTTTCTTTGTGTTTGTCGTGAAGTTCTTTTTGGTAGCAAGGACCTTTGTTATATCCTCCAGTTCCCCGGATGTACAATTTAGTTGGAGTGACTCCATAAACAGTTTTCGGATTTTCCATTGTACTTCATGGAAGCCAACGGAATCCTTATATTCTCCGGGATGTCGCTTAATTATGTCTTCTACCAGTCTTTCACGCATCACAAACCCATCTTCCTTCAGGAAGGCCTCATTGAACACTCTGGAGTCGAGCACCTTGTCAGCGATCACGCTGAAGGTCATCCAGAGCTTAGGGTGTTTCTTGAGCTCTACCCCTGTCTTCCTATGGACATAGTCAATAATGAGTTGCCGCTCAGTACCTCTGAAAACCCTCTTACTTCCCCAATCTTCCCCTAGCTCAAAGGTTTCGATATTACCGGTCTCTCTCGATCTTCTTGCAAGTTTTGCTAATGACAAGAAGAGGCCTCTAACTATGGCCCTGACCACATTTGGTCCAGATCCTTTAACTCGTTCCTGTAGAGCATTTCCCAGTTCCTCCCTGTCCAGCAATTGTAGTCTCAAACCAACGTATTCGCTAGCTTCTAAAGAGCCTAGAGCTACATAACCCCACATCATGGCCTCTGAGCGCACCAGTCGTTCCTCTTGACTGTTTAATTTCATTTCTGCGTTTGCAAAAGGAAGAAGCCACCAGCCTCCGAAGTATTTAAAGATCTTGTCAAATAAACCCTTCGAATTCTCACGACATTCTTTGATGTACTCATCTACGGTCTCTCTCCACTCCTCTATGGGGTACTCTTTGCGGATCATCTCGAATCCTGATGTGACTCCCTCCACAAACTGCTGGAACCCGCTTTTGTTCACCCACTTCCCCTCCGATATCCTTCCTCCCTTCTTCGGGACCCACTTCATTTTCGTGGCTGTCCTTACAACTCCCCCCATCCTCAGACCACGCTCTAAGCAGGCCTTTCCTTCTTTGACGGCACCTCTGACTCCACAGAACTCGAAATGAGTCTCGGACTCTACAGTTTTGTCGTTGATCTCCCCGCCAGAAGCCTTGGTCACGTCTCGGAGCTTACTCCCGTTTGATGATTCTAGCAATAGGTCATCTCCGCACTGGGAGAGGTTTGGGTTTGGTCCTTCTACGGTCTCTGCTATTGCTCTAGTCTCTATATTGAGTAATGCCCAAGAGAGGCCACTTCCCATAGAAGTGCCATTAGTTGTAACCGCGATAAAGTGGTAGGAATCGGAAACCTCCGTCTTTCCGGCCCGGTATGATTCATAAAGTTTACTGAAATCCTTGCCTTCTACTGTCTTAAGACACTTGGCTACCAGGGACTCGACGACTCCTTTCTGACTGTTGCGGTATGCCTTGAGATTCTCTTTTCTGTCGTAGGTTGCTTGTTTCTTTATAGCACTTATGGCGAATTGGTCTTGAGTCCTGAGGTATTCTAACATCTCATTCTTTAATACTTTTACCTCGACGATACCGTTGACCTCTGCCTTGCACTCATCTACGTCTCTTTGGGCTGCAAGCTCCATCTCTCTCACCCCTTCTCTCCCCTCCTCCCATTCCCTGTGGTGCTCTCTCGATAAGCCGTTTGCGGTCTCTATCTTGTAGTAGTAGTTGGTTCTTCCGTGTTCGTCGGGATAGTGGGTGTTCTCAGATAGTTTTGCATTATTGTGTGCTTCAGCAATCCTACTCGGTAGGTCTGATGTATCCTCCTTTGCGAACTCTATGTCTTCGATCAAGAAGACTAGCTGGGACTCCACGTTTCGATGGAAGCGTTCTAGAACTCTCCCCATGGGGTTGCCCCTTGCCAGTCTCTCGTCCTTAGTGTAAGGCGGGATTTCTCTGGTGCCGAGGTCTGGAGCAAAACTGACTGCTTTGGTTGGTTTTTGTGTGAGTATGGCTTCATTGCGTAGTACTGCTTCATGCAGATCGTTTTGGGCCGTTTGGAGTCGCTCATCTAGATCTTTGAGTGACAATATTTCATCGTCAATTCGTTGTTGGTAAAAGTCGTGTTCAAATGTAGAGATGCGTCCGTTACAGAAAGTTTGGAGTTCGTCTTCTTGTCTCTGTTCGTAGTCTCGTTTAATTCGGCGGTAGTGGGCGAGGAGAATAGGTCTCTTATGAACCGGTACGGTGCTCCTTGGCGGGGTGTTCTTGATGAAGGTTAGCTCGTTTTTGTACCTTCCGGTGAACCATTCGTCGGGTATCTCGCAGTCCCTTTCAAATACGGTGAGTTCGTCACAATGAGAGTTGAAAAGCTCAGAGTAATAATCGCCTCTTTCTTCCAGTTCTTCTTCAGACAGATGTAGACGTCTATGTGGTATCTGCTCGAGAATCCGGAGTTGCTCCTTCTCATATGCGGTATCATCGTTTGCATCGAGTGTCCAAGAAAAGCGATGTCCCTGGAGTGCCTTCCGTAGATATTGGGCACTGTCGTCGTTGAGTGGCCCGAGACCTCTCTCCAGACCCCTCCTCCCGGCTAATACTACCTCGCGGTAGATTCGGTCGGTTGCACGGGTTCGATCCACAGAGATGAGGTTTCTCCCTGCGGCTGCCTTGACGACTCTCCTTATGGCGCCTTCCTTATCCCCGGTCATGACCTCCTTGCAAAGGAGGCTTTCGGTTGCCTGAAATATGGCTTGCTGTAGACCTTTCTGGGAATTGTTCTCTGCTCCATGGATTGCAACGATTCTAGCCCCACCCATTTCCTTCTCCACTGCCCTCACGTTACCCCTTAGCCCACTGTCGTCAGTTGTGGTGTCTTGCCATAGCTTATCGGCTCTAGAAAGAATGAATTCTGGGTCGGTGGTAACCTTGTGGTCAAGGAATTCGGCCCTCTTGGGCTTTAGAATCCCTTTTGCGACCCTTAGGAGGTGCCCTCCAAGGCCTCCTTCCTCCCGGGAGCTTTCTATACAGGACGAGCTCCATCCAAAGTCTGCGACCCTCTTGATGTTTATTTCCTCTGCCTCAATTTCTTCTTTCAGTTGGCTTAGTCTTTCGTCGATTGAGTTGATTTTGTTGTTCAGAGATTCATTGTCAGCTTCGACCTTGTAGTTGGCACGTTTCAAGAGATCAAAGTGGTCAG